AGGAGTTTTGTCGTGCGCTTCAAGGAACTTAGCGTAGGACTGCATGGGCATTTTGTTAGCTATGACATCACCAAAAATACTCGTAGCTGGCAACTGGAGTTGGTACACTCGCTCCATATTATCTTCAGGTACAATAGCTAAGCGTTGGTTGTATCGGCAAGCTTTTGTGTTGTTTTGTCCAGACCCCTTCACGTTCATAGGGCAATCCATACAGCGATCAGCCTGTTTGTTTTCTGCAGGTATAACTGCTGCTGGCTGTTGTGTATCGTTCGACCAGCATGTGGGGCGAACTGCTTTCTCTGGGTCATAGACACCTTTGTAGTATGTTCGGGATACTTTAGCTGCCCTGACAATGATAACGTTCATCTCATTGTTATTGGTGACCTCTTGTTGTTCCCCAGCTATCATCTGGCGAAACTTACCTCCGCGCAGACTTATCCTTGGCATTGCTATACCGCCGCTCATGAGATTTTCATTAATCTCACGTAGTTTTTCTTGCAGTTTGGGATTTTGTACTATGGTGGTCCCTGCAAATAATCCAACGTCTTTGTTCTCAGTCATGTGTTGCTCCTACATATCATCGTCGGTATTGAGTTTAGAAGATTCGTTTATTAAACCTTCAAGTGGATCTTCGGGTATTTCAGGTTCCTTCACTTGCAGTAGTTCTTCAACAACTGCATTCAGCGAAAACCTATACGTGTTGCCTACTTTAATGTAAGCATTTTTTGGTATACGTCCTGATCTAACCCACGAACGTATAGTTGAGGTAGATACAGTGAAATGCTCTGCGACTACATCAATTGGCACAAATGACTCAGGCATGTTAACTCCTATTTCTTTACGGTGAGTATGTACTCTGAATCAACATTAAGTCCATCAGGTACAACATCGGGGTTTTCTTCTACGAAAGTTTTTACTACAGATTGATTGAGACGCTTTTCGAAGAATTCGGGTATTTCGTGTTCAGCAATGAACTTGTACATAGCTGCCCAGTCACTTGCCCAGTAACGAGTTTTTAATGTTCTGTAAAATAACCCTGCAGTAGTACGTACACTCTCTACGTTCTCATCTTTACAGTGCTTTAAAAGAACTTGTTTGATTACATCCATTTGGGATTCAAGTTCTTCTTCTATTTTCTTGTGCGCAGCTTTTACTTCAGCACGTTTATCTCTGATCTTGATAAAAACCGCAGTTAGTTTATTGACTGATAGATCACTCATTTCGTTTTCCTGTATTCGTACTACAAAAGCGGCTTGCGCCACACTCGACCAGTTTACTTCCTCGAACGAGTCCATCTGCTCTTTTAAGCCATCTGGTATAGAAATATTAATCCGTGCCATCTGCAACCTCGCTAGTGTTCCAACTTACCGCGCATTGTTATGGCAGTTTCGTATTCCTGTTTAGGGTAGTTTACCCTACTTTATCAAATCTTGATATAGCTTAATGATTTTTGTATGGATGTCTATTTTATTACGCAGCAATCCATAAACATGGCGTTCTATGATAGATCCTTGTAAATGGATTACACTGCACTTATTTACTTGTCCCGCTCGGTGGACTCTAGCGTTCGCCTGCAAATATATTTCTAGCGAACTTATCGGACTCCACCATACTACTGTATCTGCTGCTGTGAGTGTTACACCGTGAGCGGCAGCGGCAGGCTGAAGGATGAGTACTCTCGGGTCTGGGTTCTCCTGAAATGCTTTTATTATGCGGGTACGTTCTGCTACTGAGACATTGCCCTGTATTATTTCTCCTGTGATGCTATCTGCTTTGAGTTTCTCTGCGACGACTCGTATTGTATGTCGGTAAGCAACGAATATAAGCACTTTGTGACTGGACTCGTCAATGACTTCTTTCAGAACAGAGTACCTGTTTGAGATGTCAAATGCTATGGACTCATTGTCATCTGAATATACTGCACCAGAGGATATTTGCAGTAGTTTATTCATCATGTTAGCTGCGTTGATAGCCGTGATTTCTTCCCCCGCTGCTTTTATCACCATCTTCTTTTTCAGTTCGGCGTAATATTTTTTCTGTTGTGGGGTTAACTCAACATCGCGAGTTAGGTAAACTATATCGGGTAAATCTAAGCACTCCTCTTTTGTGAAGCGAATAGCAGGTTGTAGCACCCGGTGAACTGTAGTAGTTGCGCTATCTTTTGGTAGCCATCTAAACTGACTTACTCTGAACATTACTAGATCACGGAATGAACCAAACCATTTTGGTACGGCAGTGGGGTTAATGATTTTAGCTAGTCCATAAGCGTCTAACGGACTTTGTGCTGCTGGGGTACCTGTCATCATCCACACCCAAGTATCGTCAGTAATTAGCTTGTGGAGTTTTTTCCAACGGGCAGTATTTGCATTCTTATAGTGAGTTGCTTCATCTGCAATAATTAAGTCAAACCCCCCCTTCTTAATTTCATCATGGACTACCTTAACTCCGTCGTAATTTATTATCACATATTCAGCGTTGCCCGCTATAGTAGCCGCCCGTTTTTTTGCACTCCCATAAGCTATGTCTACGGTACGATGCATAGCACAATCAAACATCTCCGCTCTCCACGCAGTGTCCATAATAGACAGGGGGCAGATGATTAATACACGATGAATAATTCCTAAACTCATCAAGTAGTCACTTGCCCATATTGCACTGGCAGTTTTTCCTGTGCCCTGTTCATTAAAACAGAAAGCACGTTTGTAAAGGGTGAGGAACGCAGCAGTTTTAATTTGATGCTCAAAGGGAGTTATCATACATTGCGCCCAAGGATACTTTCGCTCTATAGGGGAAGGTACGTCTACCCCAAACTCCTTTAGCTTATGTACTTCATTTATGCCCCAGTAAACAAGTGTCTCATCACCCACTTGTTTACTTTTTGGTATAGCGTTTAGTACGGGTACTGGGTCTTCCAGAGTAATTAACAAGGCTTTGTCTCTAATTATTTTCATCTATGGTTATCGTTGCCCTATTATTTATTCACCACGTTTACTTCTTCCTACTCTTACTCTTCTTTCGTTTCTTTTTCTTTTTCTTTTTAGCAAAATCATATAACTGTTTTTCAGACATACTGGTTTTTGTTTTCCTACCTTTACGTTTTCTAGCTAGTTCTGCACCCATGAATTTACGTTGCTTCTCTGTACTTGAAGGCATTACTTTTTCTCCAACAAGAATAGATTCAGGATCAGTTCATCCTTCATTTTTGCTTCCTCTTTTTGTGTGTGTTGTTCGATCTATTCCTACTAGGATTTTGCAGTGATGTGCCGTCTGCGTTAGAGCCGCCTTTGCTCAGCGCCTTTTTATGACTTATATCTTTGTCTTTACGATCTATGCCTCGTTTGTCATAGTCTCGTCTAGCGCGTTGCCGCTCCATTCGGTTTTTGTGCTCCCCTCTAGCTTTCTGTTGTTGGTATTCTTTTTTATAGGGTCTTGGTTTGTTTACGTAAGGCATGGTGTCTACTCCATAAATTTAAGGCTCTTCTGCCTTATGATTGTAAGGTGTAGTGACCTATCTTCACTCATTAATTTCTCCCATTATGAGGGCAGTCAGTTACTGGGCAATGTGCTTTACACAATCCACTAGAATTTGGATTCCATACATTAGTGTCGCAAGCTTTCTTCAGTCGAGTTGTACGGCGCGTCCAACCATCCCACATATCACTCTGTTCAGGTTTTGTGTAGGTGTGCTTAATAAAATCCTTAGCCCTAACAAATAGAAGCCCTGCTCTGACCTCTTCGACAAATGAAAAGTGAGCAAATATGCCCAGTGCCATCAAGGCAAGTTGATCGAGATCAGCATACTTACTTGATTTGCCTGTTTTGTAATCTACTGCATAAGCGTGTCTAGCATCTTCGTTGACTACTACTAAATCAGCTACCCCGCGCCACCAAACATGTTGGTCCCAGAAATCACACGCAGCTAAATTTCTTGTCAGTCCCATCTTGAACTCACATAAAACCTCGCCCCGTTTTGCTTTTAGTGCATCTATCATACTTTCAGCGTACTGAAATTTTATGGGGAGAGCTTTACCTATAGATACGTATTCTTCAGCAGCTTTATGGAACTCGTTGCCGTATTTCATTGGCCCATCAGCAAATTCTTTCTCATAGTCTTTTACTATATTAAGATGGTAGAACTGCTTTGGGCACTGTTCAAAATCGTGAATCTTTGAATACGACCACGGGAGTATGTTCTGTTCTCTGTAGAATTCGTCTCTACTCACTTTCCACCTCTACGGGTAAGTCAGCCTCGTGTATTGAAATTACGTTGTTTTTTTCCACCATCAACAATCCCCATAAGTATCTGCACAGCCTGATTCACAGTTCAGCGGTAGCCCTTCTGCCCAAGCTGGTGAAGTACGCATGATCTTCTCAATGAATTTACGTGCAGGATCAACTTCAACTTCGTGAACACAGACAACTATAGAGTCATGCACCATTAGTACTACTTTGCACTTTTTTGCTATCTGCAACATCTGATCAGTGATGATGATTCTTGCGAGTGCTTGACAGAGGTTCTCCACTACTTTACCCCCATAGATTTTGACCTGCTCTTTACGAGTACTGTAAGAGAACTCTGGCCCATACTGCCCTGCTTCATGGGACAAATTACTGTACCTCATGAGTAGTCCGTTTGGTAGTTGTATAGCATTATCTTTTGGTAAGATAGACACAACTCCTTCCCGACCTAGAGAGTAATCTGTGTCATTGTTCATCGCAGCAAGCATGCTTTGCGCAGCTTTCCACAGTGCTTTGATTTTATCATTTTTGTTCCGGTAGATATTTATTACGCGGCGGCACTCATCCAACTCCATGTCTATTCCTTCAACTTTTAGTTGCGCCTGATCCCTCACTGCGCCCATACCGTAACCGCATCCGAGAATTTTGGTCTTCCCAACAAAGCGTTCTTCTTTAGTTACATCTTCAACAGCTTTGTCATAAATTTCAGCAGCCATCTGCTCGTACACTGGATCATCATTACGGAATGCTTCTACCAAATCATCTTGCTCTGCGAACCATGCCAGCACCCGCGCTTCAATCTGTGAGGAATCACAGTCTATGAGCATATGTTTTGGTGG